TCCCCAACACCGCCCACGCCATCGAATGGATCAGGTACAGGCTGGAATCCGTGCCTCCGATAATCACCGTCTTGCCGTCAGGGCCAGTGAAAGTCGCAGCCCCGGTGAACGGTCCAATTCCGCCCGAAATTGCTGCAGTAAATTGTTTCGCCGGCCGATAGCCGTTGGTTCCCGGGTAGCAATTGAGCGCCACGAGAAGGCTTTTTGCGTTCAGTGTCGGTTGGTCCGGCAGCCACTGGCCGAGCGGGATCATGGCTGCGGTCCCGGAAGCACAAGGGTCGCATCAGGCTCGACGTGCTTGAAATAGAGCTGGAGAGCATCTGGCGGCATATTTTGCAGATTGTAGGGACTGGCCTGGAACACCCACCGGCTACCTTTTTGCGTCCATTTCCCGCCAATAGCTCCGTCTACGCCGTGATATTGGCTCTCCTGCGAAAACGTCGGGTGGTTGGGTTTCTTGAATGTGTCGGGAAGATGCCCATTCATTGCCGCGTGAGCATTTGCTTTCCATGCCCCGCGAAGATCGTAGTCGTGCAGATCGCCCAATCTGCCCATCTTTTGCGCCCACGCCTGAAACATCGCCTCTTCATGCGGATGAAGCGGCGTATTGTATGCGTCTTCCGGGTTCATGTACGGCCCAGTCTCGGCGCCAGAGGAGCTGCGCCCAGTCTGCGCCTTTCGCCATCGGTCCTCAGTTCCTGGATGGCTTCGTCAAAGACGGACTTGAACAGTTGAATGCGCTCGTCGAACCAGCCGTAGACATGGGCCTGCAGGAGACATCCGTAGAGGTACAGGTCCGGTGCTCGGGTCAGCAGCCAGTTGGTGGGGGTGGAAACCGTCAAGGCGGGTATTTTGCGGGTGTAGAGCATGGTCACCCCGGAACCCGTTGCCGGGATAGGAGCGAACGCCAGTTGACCGTCGAAGATGCCGTATGTTGAGGGAATGCCGGATATGGACGGAAAGCCGCTGAAATCGGCCGCCGTGGCTTGGTTCAGGCGATACGTTCCGACATTGACCGCGCGCATCTCGCCAAAATCGTCGGGGAGACCGAGATACTGTCCAGCCGTGACTGCGGTTGCGATGACCTCCATGTCGGGATCGTCGAGCAGCCGGTTCAACCTGGCTTCGTTCAGTTCGACGAAACGCGGAATATGCGTCGTGTAGTCGGTGCGCTTGAGCCACGCCTCCAGATCCGCGACAAGGTCGGAATATGTCATCAGTAGAGCTTCTTCTGCGTTTTGTAGGCAAGGCGGCTATATTCCTGTCCGAACCTCACCCACTCGTGGTCATATTCCTGGCTGTACAGAAACCGCTCCCACGGAATCCCGCGCTTGCGGCAGAACTCCATCGCTACCGTGATCGGCACCTCGAAGGCGGGAACGCCCAGCCCCGGAACCTCATGCACGCCGCCAAGATTGGCAGCCGCTACATAGTCCATGATCGGCTCGGCATCCTGCGTATGGCGGACGCCAACTGTGTCGCCGTCGAACTCGAAGGTTTCGGTGACGCCATCCGCCACGTCTTTCGTGAGGATTTTGGGCATGAAGCCTCCGATGAATTGTGCTAGTTAGGGGCATGGAAAAAATTCCCATGCGCTCAGTGCTCATGACCGAGTTCGGCGAATACGAAGTTCCGCCCTCAGTCGCCGCGAAGATCGAACGCTTCCCAAAGAAGCGCCACTGGAGCCCCTACACTGAGGAATTGATCGAGTGGCAGCCTATGACCGGCCCGGTTCTGGCTCGCTATTACCGCCTTGTTCAGCGGCATATGCAGCGTCAGTGGCTTGCAGAAGACGTTGGGGCGGCAGCCTAAGCCACCGCCCCGTTACGCTTACGTCAGATCCGCAATGATCGCATTGCCGGCTTCCTGCAGAGATTCTAGCGTCGTCTCAGTGAGCACGACACCTTTCTCTGAATCACCAGTTTTTGCGATATCGATACCTTGCACCGGACGCAGAACGGCCTCTGCCCACAGGTCCGGATCGAGCACGAACACTTCGCGATCGGCAGTCGTCTGGCCGCCACGAACGAACCTGTCCGCGGTAATCTTGACCGTGCCGAAGTCCCCGACATAGGTCGTGATGGTCGTGGACAGCTTGTCCGCGCTCATCTGCTGGAACTTGGTGCCGCCACCGGTGAAGGTGGAGACAACCGCCCTTTGCTTGGGACCGGCAAGGAGCATCGAGGGAGAACCGCCCTGACCCCAGGCCGACTGCATCGCAGTCACCAGCATCGCTTCCGTGAAGGTCCGCTGGGTGCCGTCCGTCGCCGCAGCCGAGGACGTGCCGTTGGCACCGCCCGCACCGCGGGACGTGTTGGTCGTGATCCACCCGCAGACAGGACGCATCTGCGGAGCCGTCGAGGAGTTGCCCGTTACCGGCGCCTGGTTGGACAGGAACACGAACTCGCGGTCGCGGTAGAGCTCTTTGCGCTTGTTCGCCATCTGGCGCACGAGCTCGGAGTTGCGGCCGGCCTTGTCCACGGCTTCCTGCGTGCCCGAGATGATGACTTCCTTGCGCATGATCTGCGTGCGGTTGCCAACGCGGGTGGTCAGGATTGCCGAGCCGAAGGTAACGTCATCGCCCTGAAGCTGCGCGTTCTGAGCGGCAGTGGAGAGCGCTTCGGTCTGCCATTCGTGAAGCGTGGCTTTTGCCTTCGACTTGCCGATTGCCGACGAAAACGGAACGTCGGTCGGGCTGATGTTGGTGATCTTGTCGAGCAAATCCTCACGGTTGCCGACAGCGGAAAAGGTCAAAAGTGTATTGGTTGGAACGGCCATCGCCTTATTCCTTCATGAGTTCTTCGATGACGAAATTGACGCGTCCCTCCCGGTTCTGTTTGGGTGGGATGCGCCGCGAGGAGCGCGATGAGTCCGAAGCGTCGGAAGTCAGTGGCTTGACCTGTGACTTGGGAACGACCTTCTTTGACGGAAGGCCCTGTTTCGCCCTTTGCAGAGCGTCCCAGCGGCGGGCCTTGTCGGCGAGCGTCAACACACGATCATCGATCGCTTCGTTGATCTCGTCCGGTGAGAAGCCCGTTTCTCGTAAATAGCCGATGTTGTCCGTCGCAAAGCGTTGGAAGCTTTCTTCCGTCGCCAGTTCCGGCATGGCCGCCACGATCTTGTCGGCCGCGGTTGCCAGGCGCTGCTGATATTCAGCCTGCGCTGCTTCCTTGGCCTTTTCAGCCTGCTGCTGCTCGGTTTGCCTGATTTGCTCCCGGTGCTGCTCAATCAGAGCGAGCCGCTGTGACACGGCATCGCTGTATTGAACGAACGTAGCGGGATCCTCTGCCTTCAGGCGGTCCCAGTCGATCTGACGGGCCTCCGAAAGCACCGGATCAAGCGCCTCGAACACGTCAACTTTTTGCTTCAGCTCATTCGCATACTGAGCCTTCACGTCCTGCTCGATCGTGGCTTTCTGGGCCTCGACCTGCCGGCGCTCGTCAGCCAGTGCCATCGTCTTGGCTTTGTAGTCCTCGGTGCGGCTGTAGCCATTCAGCAGCTCGGACAAAGGAACCTCAATTTCCTCGCCGTTGACCTTCACCTTGTGGATCGGGTCTTCAGTTGGTTCCTGTTCCGGCTCTTCCTGGGTAGCTTCCTCGGATTCCTCTTCCGGTTCGATGGGGTCGGTCGCGCTTTCCTCGGTTTCGGGGTCCGTTTCAGGTTGTCCCTCGTCCTCGGTACTCTTGACCAGTTCCGCAACGACCTCTTCGGTCGCGTCGGCTTGGGGTTTGCCTGTCGCCAGTTCCGACAATACTTCGTCCATCGGTGACGCAGGCGCGTCAACGGGTCCCGTTTCCGGGGTCGCCGTATCTTCATCCATGTAGATTTTCCTTGGTTACGGGCGAACTGCTCGCCGCGCCTCAATAAGTCCGTTGTCGATCACGCCTTTCAGCGTCTCGCGAACCCGCCTCGATGCCTTCAGAGCATGATAGGCCATCTCGCGGTTCTCATGGTCGCCCATTCCGGTTGCGGCCCACGCCTGGATCGCCGCGTCCTCAATGCTGTCGAGGCATTCGTTGAGCAGCGTGTCTTCGAGCAAACGCTTGGCGTGCTCTGCGCGGGCTACAGCGTCGCTCACCACTCACCGTCCCGACCGAAGCCCATAGGACGCGGAGAGCGCCAGATTTCCTTGCCCTTACTGTCAAGCAGTCCCGTAAAGCTTGGCTTATGCTCAGGAACGTCAACGCTCGGCAGGAGCGGGTCGGTGAACCAAGTGTCTTCCGCCGAGCCCGGAAGCGTGCCTTCTGCGCGTGGTCGTGAGAAGTAGCGGCTCATTGCGGCATATCCGGAGGCATCATGCCAGTGTCGAACTCATCGCCTTGCGGAATAGGCTCGTTGACGGGCATATAAGGCGCCTCGGGGGGCATTTGCGGCTGTTCAGGCATCGGAGGGCCATTTTCCTGCGGCGGCGTTCCTTGGGCCGTTTGCGGGGCTGAGAATGCGTCAAGCAGGGCCTGCAACTCCGGCGGAACCTCCATTCCGGCTATTTTCAGCTTAGTTTCGTTGTTGATGCGGGCTATTTCGATGTCGGCCAACGCCTTGATGCGGACCTTCTCGATCTCCGCATCTGCTTTCGCTCTCTCGGCAGCCATCGGATCATCTGGGCTTTCGCCAGCTTCCGGTTGGTCTTCGGGGGAGTCAAAGTAGTTCTCCACGCCCTTGAAGCCCATTGCCTCCACCAGCCTCTTCAGAGCTTCATATACGTTCTTGAGAGTGACCAATGGTCCACTCGCTCCGCCCTGAAGTTCGATGATTTCCTTCATGATGTTCAAGAGATTGGTAAGCTGGGCAACCTGCTGATCCTTATTGCCTGTGCCGAGGCCAACCGACACAGACATGTCGTAGCCTTCTTTCCAATGGGTCGGATCGAACTCCACCCATTTACCAAGAAGGCGGACTACCTGCTTCTTGTCGAGATGCCGGCAGACCAACCCAAGCATCTTGCGGAAGATCGCCTTCATGCCCTCCGCAAGGTGACGGGCGATCAGTTCCTGCCGCTGGGTTGAAGCGTTCTGAATAATTGAAATGCCGGTCGCCGTCTTGTTGAGCGAATTGGCGTCCATCCCTTGGTTATAGCGGGTGGATCCGGTTCTCTGCTCTCGGATGGTGGCGATCTGCTCCATCATCACCATCGACTGCTGGATCACCCCCTCTCCGCCTGTGGTGATCTCGCGGACCATGCCGGGGGCTTTCACCCTGACCAGTCCGCCGACCGCCGGATTTAGCAGATCCTCGAAGTTGACCTGTCCCTCGACCACTTCTCTCTGCGGCCGGTTCGCGAGATAGAGCGCGTTCAGCGTCTCCCTGAGCAGCGCAGTGCCCTGCATCTGGAGATCGCGGACCAGATCGAAAACCGAAAGACCAACCAGCTTGTGAGGAACCGGAATCGGGGTCCAGGCACAATAAGGATGATCGTCGGCCTCCTCGTTGAGAACAATGTCATTCCCGTTGGCTCCGATGAATACCTTGCGCCAGCCAAGCGTCCCGACCCCCTCGTAATCGCAGCGGATGTAGCACTCATCCACCGTAACCAAACGGGCGAGATCGTCATCCTGGTCGTTGTCGTCGCGGCGGTCCTCGAAATCGAACCGGTCGTCGGCGTCCTGATCGTCTTTATCGCCAGACTTGAGCTTGAGCACCTTGGCCTTCGGGAGACCCATCGCGATCCAGTCGCCCACTGGTTTAGTAGCGCGGTGAGCGAAGAACCGGCCCTCTTCCAGATTTGCCAGACGGCTCTCGAACAGGAACTCATCGGGAGCAATCACATAGACCTTGAACATCGGCCGCTCTACCGTGTGCGAACAGCGGACCTCAAGCGTTCCGTCATCGGCCTGCATCACGTCACCAATGATCTCATGCTCATCATCGGCTTCCAGCGCCAGCACGTCTTCAGGCGTCAGTCCGGTGTATGTCTCCAATTGCTCGTCAGAGACAGTCTCGTAGACGACCTTCGCTATCCCCAACCGATAGAGCAGCCCGTCCTTGGTGAAGTCATACACCACCCGAACCGCGTCGTTGTGGTTCTGGAACAGGTAGTTGATGTATTCGGTGGCCTGCTTGGCGGGTTCTTCATCCTCGGGACCGGTAGGCTCGAAGCGAACCATCTCGTCGCCGGCAATGAACGGCTTTACCAGGCTGGGAAGGATGCTCTCGATCGCCTCCATCACGTCGCGGGAAACGACCGTTGACAGGCCATCACCCGAGTTGCCGTAGAGGTCGAGGTTATCGCCGCGGTAGAATTGCTGCGCTTCCCTACGGTCATTGGAGCGCGTGTCGGTCAGATGCTTGAGCGAGGCGTCCCTGCGCCGCGAAACAAGGTCCCGCAGATCGGCCTCGCTCATTTTGCTCATTAGTCGAGCTTCGCCTTCAGCTTCGGCCGCTGCGGTGCGGGGGCGATATTCGTAACCTTGCCGCCGCCATTGGCTGCCAGCGCCTTGCTTGCCGCCTCGTCACCAGTCGCCGCCTCGACATCGACGAAGGACATCCCGCCTTCCGAGTTCCTGTATTGAACGCGGTAGGTCTGGACGCCCGAAGGAGGCCAGGCCTTGAAGCCAAGCGCCTCCCTCTCTTCTGGCGTTGCGGCTGCTTCGTGATCGCTCACTGGCCGAGCTCCTTGATGTCGGCCTTGGCGAGCTTCTTCGTCGCTTCGGCATTGGCCTCCGTCCCGAGCGTGTTGATGATGTTGCCATCATTCTGCGCGTTGCGGAGCATGTTGGCCGCCTCACGCTCGCCACCAAGGCTGTTGGGATCGGGGTCCGAATAAGGCTGGACACCCCGAACACTGGCGCCCTTGTAATTGTATTTCGCCAGCGCCTTGGAAGCGGCTTCGTCGCCACTCTCGGCATCGATCGGCTCGACAACCTCAAGGCCCTTCTCATCGGTGTGGATCTGCACCGAATACTGGAGCTTCTTGGTGACTTCGGAAGCTTCGTCCGAGCCCTGTCCGCCCTTCAGCGCCGACTTCGGGCCTGCGCCCTTGCCGCCGTCCGCCGTGCGCAGTTCCGGTGCAACCGGAGCCGTTGCCCGCTCGTGAGCAGCCTGTGCTTCTCTCGTGCGCTGGTCATCTGCCGCCTTCGGGGAGGGCGGTCCCTTGTCTTCTGCCATCAGTTAGTTCCTTCCTTCACTTAGACCACCCGGATTCGGGTCTTGATTGGGGCACTCCACCCCTGTTCGCTTGGTTCTTCATGGCTAATGCACATCAGGCCGAAAGCGTCGGCACCGTGCGATGACCAGTCATGCTCAGGTCCCAGCCCTATTCCCCGGACTTCATCCTTGCGCTCGTGATAGGCCCCAAGGGCGTCGAGGCCCGGCTGCACCTTGGGCTCGTTGAACCAGATGTTTGAGAATTTCCTGCGTCCAGCCTCGACCCGCTGCATTGCGGCGCCGCGTCCCTGGTTCGGAATGACCCGGACTTCAAACCCTGCCCGCTTCAGCTCGCTCTCGTAAGTAACGTCGAAAACAGCGTCGTGCTTGGCCCCGTCATGAGGTAGAATGCACAGAGCCTTTCCATATCCGCTATCCCGAAGCCAGTTGACGTGGGTTGCAAGGGGCTGTCCCACTGCCTCGTAATAGTCGAGCACGAGGATCCTGGGACCGACGAACTGGGCAATCCATATGGCAACGGCATCGGCCTTTGCTCCCGTGCCCCCGATGTCCCAGATAGCCCGCGTCGTCATCAGCGGGTCAGGGCTAATCTGGGTAATCCGACCCGCAGCTTTCGCCTCGGTCAGCGACGACGCGTAATAGGCTCCCTCAGTCACTCGCCGGAACTCACCCTCCCAGATATGCGCATAGCTGTCTGGCCTCTCCGCCAAATCCTTCAGACGGCGGCGGTTCAAAATCTCCGGAAACCACGGGTTGTCCCGCCAATTCATTTCAACGACCTTGGTCAGCGGGTCGTTATCCATTCGGAACCGCCTATGGGCTGGCGATTTCTCGCTAGCCGGATTCCACGTCACCCAGTTCTCGCTGTCCTCTTCGCGGAGCGTCGGGATCAGGATTTGCCACGCCTCCTCGACCACATCCTCGCCTTCGTCAGTCCAGTTAAGGAGAATGCGCGCCTTTGACTTTACGCTGTTGATGTTGCGGTCGAGCCCGCTGAACACATACTCAATGCGCTTGCTTTGCGTCCTGATGTAGCGATCGCCGATGTCGAAATAGGGCAGCATCCAAGGCGTTGTCTCGATCGCCGCCTTCACTTCCGCGAACGATGACTCAGCCAAACTATTCATGAACTGCCGAGTACAAGTCACGATGCCCGACCGACCAGCATGATCCCACATGATCGTTCTCGCCGCGGTCATCTTGGCGAACGAACGAGTTTTGGCCGAACCCCTTCCTCCGTAGGCTCCTCTTGTGTCCGCCTTACCCTGGAATACCGGGATCAGCTTTGGCGGCAGCTCAATCGTTTGACGCATCGGGCGCGACCAGCGCAATCTCCGTAAGGATGCTGATCGGATTATCGGGATCGCCACTCACTTGCATCGGCAGGACCTTGCCGACCAGCGTCAGGAATGCCGTCGGATTCACCTCGGACTGGGTGATGAGGTAATCGACACCACCAGCCTTATCGAGCGCCTGAACGATCATGTCCTTGATCGCTGCGGTTTGCTTGTTCGGCGAACCCTTGGGGCGGCCCTTTCCAGCATTGCCCCTATTCGCGCCTATTTTAGGCTCGGCCATACAGCCTCCTCGCGGGTCCGTTGCCGGGTCGCCGCTTTAAGCTCCGGTGTATCCTTGCGCGGAGACAATAGTTGCGGTTGCGGTAGTAAGCAGCGCGACGTTGAGCGCCGTGTTTGCCGTCGTTCTCAGTGGCGGGTCGAACCGTATGTACTCGCCAAAGGTCATCGATGCTCCGACATGACCGCGGAAGATGATTGTTGCGCCGTCCTTGAGAACGATCTCGCTTGCGACTGCTGCAGTATTCTTGAACCAGATGGTTTGCAGGTAATTGCGAATGCCTGCCCCTGCCGCTGCGGCGATCGCGACATCGGCGGTGTTGGTGATGCCTCCGGTTGCGCCGGCGAACTGGAATGCAGTCTCGGCGATGATGTTGCCGCTTCCGTCGGCCTGGGTCACTGCCTGGACAAAAGCCGTGTCGCCGTTGGTGAGCGTGAACTGCTTTCCCGAGCAGTAGGAATTGGGCATCCGGCTTATGGGCATGTTGGCCTCCTAGAGGTCGCGCAGCTCCGTAACTGGGTGTGGAAAAACGCCCGCGCCTCGAACAGAGCCGATCCTTTGATGACAGCTGTGGTCTTGGAGTGTGTCGGGTGATCGACGCGCGGGATCCGGCTTAGGAGAAGGGGGGCTCTCAACTGCCGGAATCAAATACGCGCCCTGACAGCGGTTGCTGCGGGCGCGCGAAATCACAATGGCATTTAGTTACATTATGGCCTGAGGCTTGTAAATAGGCGAACTATTCACCCACGATCGGTATTCCATTTTCGCCCACCACATACTCGTAATGCTTGGAGCCTACGCACGTCATGCGAGGCTTCCAGAACTCCCAAAAGCGACGGCGTTGCCAGATCGGCATATCGAGTATGATAATGTCGCCAAGCTGCGCCTTGTGCCAACTATCTTCAGGGTATTTCATGCTGCCACCAATAACATGTGCCCGACCTGCCCGAGCAATAAAAAGGCGGCTAGGCTGAACCGCAGCTTCTCATCCTTCCGCATCATCTGCGGTGGGCGTCCTGTCTCCAGCACAACACCGTCCAGTGTCGACAGGAGGTGGGCAGGAATGGCAAGGCGGGCGAAGTGGTAGTTCTCTCTCGCCTCGGCCTGTGCCTTGTAGCGGGCGAGCAGGTCGGATGATCCGAATGAACCACCTCCTGCCCCACCATAGTTCGCTGTGCAGCCGATCGTCTGGAAGCCCAACTGATACGCCGATGCGTAAAATTCGCACGCCGCAGCCTGTTCAGCATTAATGATCCCTGCCCTCTGCATGAGCTCGATCCGAGTGAGCCGGCGAAGCGTTTTCGTCTCGCCTGACCTGACCATTGCGCGCTGGTCTGCTTCGCTGTGGTTCGATACACCGCAGACGGCATAAAGCTGATTGCTGATCTGTGCCGCTGGGAGAATGGATTCCGCCAACTTCAGGACCGGATCTATCTTGGTCTTACGCCTACGCCTTCTCACTAACGATCTCCCTTCCGCAAAATCTGCCAGACCTGAAACCAGTGGTATCCTTCGATGGTGAGGCACAGCAGGAAGGCCGAACCTAGGACACCGCCGGCCGTCTTGAGCGCAATGCCAACTGCCCGAGTCATTACCTTCCTCCGGTGGATGAGGAGTCGGTCTCTATGAAACACGATTTTCGGTAGTCGTAGGTGACCTTCACGCTGCCGCGTCGACCAGGATAGCCCTTACGCACCTTGGTCACGCACAACTCTGCGTTGTCTTTTCCGTCGCGGTGGTAGCTCAGCCCGAAGTCGGCTTTATTGGCCCAGTTCGCTGAGCCTGATATATCGAGCAATCGCGGCATCCTGACCTTGCCCTCGAACGGCTTAGTCGGGTGCGCGATGATCCAGAACGCAACATCGTAAACCTTGGCGAAGCGCTTGATCGCTCGCAGTGCGCGGCCGATGTATTTCGTTTCGTTTTCGCCTTGCCGCTCTTTGTGTTCGAGCTCGTTCCAAGGATCGATGACGATAACCCTGGTGCCGCGGCGAAGGACTGAGGTCCGGCACAAGTCGAGGAAATATTCGAGGTTCATTTCCTCGTCCTCGTCAACCGATTGGCTGATGATGTTCAGCTTTTCGCGAATGATCCGATCACATGAGGCCGTGTCGGCATGGCTAAGCTCGTGGCCGCCGATGCCAAGCATCGTTCGGCGCAGATCGTTGAGCAGGATCGGCTTAACGTCGGTCTCGAATGACGCGAGACAAGTGGGGATGCCGCGCTTCAGAAGATTGGCGACGATGCAATCCATGATCGTCGATTTGCCGGTGTTGGCGTGGCCGGTGAAAACCGTGAGTGTGCCAGTCACGATGGACAGCGCCGGCTTGTCGTATTCGCCCTGATCCGTGAGAGCATCTATGCCGGTGGGCCACACTGTGAGGTCGGGCCGATCCGGGAAATCGTCGATCGTATAGAGGCCCTTGACCGGGAATGGCTTGGCATCGTCGAGCACTTTTCTCGCGTGCTCGGTCCCATAGGCCCGAAGCGCATCGTTCAGATCCTTTGCGTCATGTCCGTATTCCACGAACGAACACCGATCGGCGCCAAGGTGGGCGACAAGGTTCGTTCGGAGCTTCAGGCCCGGCTCGTCGCTGTCCGTGGCAAGGATGAAAGTCTCAACCCTGTTGAGCAAATCACGAGCATCCCACAGGTAGGACAGATCGCCCTCACCGCCCGACGCGCCGTTCGGAACGGAGACTGCCCGATAACCGAGGCCGATCGCTACCAGCGCATCCCACTCGCCCTCGCAGATCACGACCGGTTTCTTCGAGTCTTCGAGCAGGCAATCGTGGTTCCACAGGGTCAGCCGCCCTCCGGTGTCCATCTCGTGGCGCTTTTCGGAGATCAACCGATACTTGTGGTTCACCACTCGGCCGCGTTCGACGTAGGGAACCGACAGCCATGCCTTGCCGTGGCGGTTGACCGTCTCCAATCCGAACTTGCGGGCTAGGTCTACGGAAATCCCGCGGGCTTCGATCCAGTCGGCGTGCTTCCGGTGAAGCGGCAGTTGAGCCTCTGAAGCCGCAGCCAGCATAACATTTCCAGAAGAGTTCACCGTCCTGATCCTCCCAAACCTTCAAGCATTTTTCCCGCTTCTTCTTCCGAGTTGAGCTGCACTCGGGGCAGAGGAACTTCCCGGTTCCTGGCGGTCGCCACGTCATGCCCCGCCGTCCCACGTGAACTCGTCAGCGCTTTGCTTGAGGCAGCCGATGATGAATGGAATGCGCTGGGCAGGCCGCTCAAGCTGCGCTTTGGTGATTGCTTGAGCCGTGGCTTCCTTGCCGTACTGGCTGCACCATTTGCCGATCAGAGAACCTGGATCAGCCCGCTCCGGTTTGAGGAAAGCCTTGGCTGAATCCCACAGGATTTGATCTGTATCCGCGCCGTTAGATTTATCTAACGGAAGTGGGTAGGGTATGGGGGTTGGCGTTTCGTTGCCATTTCGTTGCAACGGCTTGCCAACGGGCGTTGAACCTCGTTTCCCTCTTTTCAATGACTTAGCTATCGCGCTAGCATTCCCGGCTGCGACTTGCTGGTCCCTCCGGCTTTGCAAATGCTGGAGTTCATTTTGCAATCTGGCTTGGTGCCAAAACCCGTCTTCGATCCTGAAAAACGGTTCAAGGATCGGTCGAACCTTGCGCCATTTGTCGCGCGTCATTTTGGTATATCTGGAGAGCAGCGCGTCATCGTCTGCAATGCAGCATCCAGACGAGCGCCAGGAGATGATGAGCAGCAACAGATAGGCGCCGTGCTCGAACGTGCTGAGATGCGTTGTGTCGCCGAGATAGGCGTCAGTGAACAGCGGCAAGGCGGGGAACTCGGCCATCAGGCGTTTCGCACTCCGCAAAGCTGGATCAGGAGCTCGCATTCGCCGTCGGTGATTTCGCTGCGCTCGCGCTTGGACATGATGACCAGCTTGCGCGCCGAAGGATCTTCGATGCGGTTGAGGACGCGGGCGAGAGGTGAGAGGTTGCGCATCGACGATTCTATGCGCTCGCCTGGGCGTTGGGAAAAAGCCCAAAATGCGATTTATCCACACTCAGTGCTGCAACCGCTGCACTAAGAGACGGATCTGTTTCCATAAGACGCTCGATCGTACGAACGGCATGAATGACCGTGCTGTGGTCACGGCCGCCGAACCTTCGACCTATGCTGGAGAAGTTTTGCCCGCTTTTCCTCGCCAGAAACATCGCGACTTGGCGCGGGCGGGAAACGGCTTTTGTGCGGCACGATGATCTCATGCTTTCCAGCGGAATGTCGAAATGTGCAGCCACCGATTGCTGGATGTGGCGCACTAGCTGGGGATCCCTGGGCGTCGTTGGCGCAGGGGGAGCAGCTGGCTTCTTCCAAAGCTTAATCATCTGGTAGCGGCGCTTGCCGACGACCGCCGTTTGTGTGCGGTCGAGCAACCTAGCTACCTTTTCGGCGGTGATACCTGCTGCCGAACACTCGCGGAGAAAGGCGAGCTCGTCCGGCTCCCATTTTAGGCGGGGCGTCACTTCGACCCCTTCTGAGCGAGTGCTTTCGCTTCCTGCGGCGTCCAGAATGAGGCGATGGACCGTCCGCCTCTGACGACGAGAACGCCGTCTCGAGGCGAGTCAGCGAGGGGATAGAAGCGGATCATCCGATCACCACGACGACTTTGCCGACCTTCTCAGGCAGGCCGAAGTGATAGGACGGGAGGAAGCGCTTATCGTTGACCTTCAGGGCATCAGCGATGCCATCGATCAGCGGTTTGAGGCGGACAGGAAAATTACAACGGTCGCCGCGGTTGTCGGGCGGATAGAACGTGAAGCTGATGGGAATGTCGCCAGTCTCTGGCGCAGTCGCATCGGCCGCGAGAGTAGCCATTGCGGCCCACTTGCGGTGCTTGGCGACGATGGAGCTTGTGTTCCACCATTTGCCCTTGGCGTGGCCGCTGAGCGCTGCCGGCGGGAATGGGAGTTCGATAAGAGCGCTCATGCCCACACCTTCGGGACGCGCTTAAGTGCTGCGGCTCTGCGCTTGGCGAAGTCCTGCGTCTCGAACTTGCGCTTGTTTGCCTCGACCAGCTTCTGAAGCTCGCGACAGGCGCGCTTGTGACGGATCATGAAGAAGAAACTGCGGAGGGTCATGCTGCCCTCCCGATGAATTGGGCTGGCGCTTCACCGGTCTGATCGAACAGATACCAGCAGCAGTTATCCTTGCCGGTGAACGGCGAGTCTGGAATCCATTTGACCCTGCCGACGCTCACGATCTTCCGGAGGTAGGAAATGAACGGAGCCGATTGTCTGGTGTGCATCCAGTCCGCATCGAACAGAAGCCACGTTGGGAGCTGGCGCGATAGGTTAAGAATGATCAGATGCAGCACGTCCCGCGACCAGGGAGGATTTGTGATGAACACGCCTTCGCGCACCGGATAGTCGTAAGAGGTCGCGTCCCTCGGCAGAACCAAGAAGCCATCGACTGCCCGATGCTCGATGTCATAGGCACCAATGCAGGTGTGCCCTGCGGACTGTAGGTGGCGAACCAGCGCCCCATCGCCCACACACGGTTCGGTGAAACGGCTGCACAGCGGCAAATGAGGCAGCAACGGAACGACAGCCTCATATGGCGTTGGGTAAAAGTCCCGCTCAAAGCGCTCGAAGGAGGACCGCTTACCCATTACGCCGCCTGACTCCTGCGAACAGGCGTATCCAGATCGAGTGGGCGTTGCTTGGCGCGGAAAGCTCGTTCAGCAGCGCTCTCGTTCAGCCTGTCCTCAATCTCGGGGAATGCATCCAGCGCTCGCATCCACACCACGAAGCCCATCTCGGCCTCACCGGCGATGTACTTGGCTACCTGATCGTCAGAGCGACCTAGAGCGTAGGCCATGTCGTTGAGTGTGAGCCCGCGCGCGTTCTTCACCTGAAGCAGCGCAGTACCGAGATCGCCAAGTACCTCAGACTGAGGGCGATTTCGGATACCGTGGATTAGCGGGGTGGCCATGAATTAAATATCCGTTCACCGCCCACAAGAAGGCGGAGTTGAAAGAGAAAACGAATGTCTAGCGTTGGAATTGGCCCGCTCACTGAGCTCGGCAGCGATGCGGGCGGGCCTCAACCCCTCAGGAACCTGAGGCCAGTCGCCATTGGCGAGATAGTCCGCGGAATCGTAGCGCGTCTTGAGAACGCGGTTGATGAGGCTCCAGAGCACCTTTATAGTTCCGAATGCTCGGCAGAGCGGCGACCAGAGGCGTGGGGCATGTCACCTCTGGTCGCCAACTGCATGGCAGGAGCGGGCCATGCGGGAATCATGCTGCCACCAAGCGCAGTTCGCGCGGCACACCCGCAATGTTGAACAGACGTTGGTTCAGCCTGAGCGAAAGGGCGATGATTGCCCTCTCAATGGCTCGCGCTTCCCTGCGCGTTTCGGCAGAAGCGATCTTGAACGCTTCGATCTTGCCTTCATTGGCAAGCAGCCATTTGCCGAATGCCCCGAGCCTTCTATTGCGGGCCGCGACATAATGCAGATGCAGTCGGTACTCTGGCGGACCCTGGGTTTCACCAATGTAGCGAACCTCACGGTCGCCGATCAGGCGAAGGCCATAGACATAGAGCGTCATGCTGCCGCTCGTGTCGGTTCGTCCGACCTCGGCTTGCGTGGCTTGATCGTCTCCGCGAGCTCTTCAAGGCTGCCCCACTCCTTTTCGGCAAAGAGCTTCCAATGCTCAGCCGGGATGCTTTCCCTTTGAATCCAGGAGCGAACGGTATGGATTGAGGCTCCAGTCGCATCAGCGACGGCCTCAACTCCAGCCGTTCTTACAATTTCAGAGTGATCGCGCATCCACCTATAATGCACAATGCATCAGTTAGTGCAAGATGCCTTTTGCACGACAAGTCGATTTATTTTGGCTTCATGAGTGATGCATCGGAGCGATTGAAGCAGGCGCGGGTCAAGGCTGGCTATGATTCAGCCAAGGGAGCGGCTGAGGCGATGGGCGTTTCTGTGCCCACCTATATTCAGCATGAAAACGGGATCCGCGGATACCCTGCTGGCCGCGCTGCTCGCTACGCTCGTTTCTTCCGCGTTAAGCCTGAGTGGTTACTTTACGGAAAGGCGCAGGCGGACACGGTGGTTGAACTCGGCCCCCGATTGTATGTGGTAGGAAAAGTTGCCGCTGGCGTTTTCAGTGAACAGTGGCGAAAGCCAGAGAGCGATTGGGAAGCATTTACTGGTCGCTCTGATATCACGGCGCCGTTGAAAGACCGGTTCGGCCTCGAAGTCGCTGGCGACTCCATGAACCTGGTCTATCCGGAAGGCGCGATCCTCGAATGCGTCTGGTATTTTGGCGATGAACCGATTCCTAACGGAAAGCGCGTCATCGTTCAGCGCACTAAAAAGAACGGAACCCTAGAGGCGACAGTGAAAGAGCTTGTGCGCGATGGCGACGGTATTGAATGGCTCGTGCCGCGTTCGTCCAATCCCGTGCATCAGGCTTTCCGTGGCGATCAGCCTGGCGAGGGCATTACCCGCGTGGAAATTATAGCCGTGGTGGTAGCCTCAATCCGTCCAGAATAGAGAGAACCGCAAAATAATTTTCGCAATGATGCGTTTTGCACTTGCCATGTGGTGATGCAATGTGCATTATCGTCTCCATCAACGGAGGCACGGAATGGCACAGCACGCAATCATCCAGATCGAAGAGACCTTCAAGGTTCTCAATCTCCGCAGCATGTGCGCTTACGGGTCGTTCGAGACCCGCGAGGAAGCCGAAGCGGCGATTGCCGCAGCTGCCAAGGCTGACCAGCTTTCCCGGTGCGGCCAGTGAGCCGCGCCGAGGAACAGCGCCTCCGTTACGAGAGGATGATAGCTGACGGACAGGCCGCGCTGCGTCGCTGGTCGCCATCCAATCCCATGCGCGCCACAATCGAACTGAACATCGATTGGGCAATGCGCCAATTGGCGGAGGTGCGCTGATGGCCTCCCGCCTAGCAACCGTTCGCACTGCGCTGGAAGTGTCTGTCGGAAATATCCGCAGCCTAGGTCCGGCGCGGGTATTGGATGGCATTCCATACGCTCCCTACCAGCGCTGGCTTCAGCTGATCCGAGACGCGCTCGAAGAGCTCAATCGAGTTGATACTCGTCGCCGTAATGGAAGGCCCGCATAATGCCCCACAATCCTTCAGCAATGACGCGCGATGGCTGGAACCCTCGCCCCGTTCCTGACGGCACGAAGTTCAACGATGCCGCCTATCTGTGCGGGTACACGGACGGCTTCTTCGGTGAGGCTTTCGGCGCGCACGACAAGGGCAAGTACGGCGCTTTCTCTGCGTATCGCCCCGGCTTCTCCGATGGTCGAGCAGACGCCAAGATCAGGCCGTGTGAAGTCTGCGGAGCTCTCCCCGGTCAAGGGCACGCTTATGAACAGTGCGTCCTCGACGGGGAGGAAGGCAAATGACCCGCCCCGCACTCACACCATGGGGCGAGGTGATCCCGCTTCACAGAGGCGTCCGCCCGATCCCTGCCGTCCACATCGCCAACCTTCACGGCGATACGGAACAGGCGGAAGCGATCACAACTATCGAACGGTCGTATCGAGAGCGCGGGAAATACTTCAGCGACGAGCAAGCAGAGATAGAGCGCAAACGGCGGAATCTTGAGAGGTTCGAGCGCCGCCACGTAATTCTCGCAGACGAACGCCGCGATCTCCGCATTATGCGCTGGCAGCGGGTTGTTCGCGCGTTTTGTCTAGCGGTTGCGGTTTTTGCGATTGTGTATTTCGGTGGGCGTGAGCTGCTGGCGGTGGTTTCGTGAGCGCCGTTGTCGACAAACCGCATGTCGCGCGCAAGGCTGGCAAGTGCGTCAGCTGGTCCGCAGCGCAGGCAGGTAATGCGCCTGAGTGCCGCCGCATGATTGAGGTGGGCGACACCTACTTCGACGGCGATATGGATCCCTACAAGGCTGGCGGCTTCGGCAAGGAGCGCGTCTGCGCTGAGTGCCGCAGAAAGGGCTACGCATGACAGCCCCACTTCGCAAGATAACCAACCGCCGCTTCATTGCCTACAAAGGGACGCAAATCACCCTCGAATGCGGGCACATCACGACTAGCTACAGCGGCAAGCAAAAGCAACAGAACATGCGCTGTTATCAGTGCGCCGAGCAGGCGGAGGCTCAGCAATGACCGATCGCCTCACCATAGCAGACGCCAGCAAGGTAAGCGCCGCCGACTTCGCCCGTTCGCTTGGCCTCAACATTCGTACCCCTGAGCAAAAGCAAGCCGAATGGGATGCACAAGTCAGCTGGTACATCGAGCGCATCCTTAGCGGTTGTGAGTTCGACACTTACGGCAACAACGCAGTTCGTGAGGCTCTTCGTCTCATTGCTCTCCGTGAGGGTGATGCAGAGCCCACTGGTGATCCGCTGTTGAAGCGGAGGGCGGCGGCGTGAACAGCGATTTATCCGCCCGCATCGCTGCGGACATATCAGACTACTGTGATCTCATCGTTCGTAAGGCGGGTGAGCAACAGAGGGGCGGGCGCGAGTCCAATAAACCGCGCCCGGTGAACAAGTGAGCAGACTGAAAGACATTTTCATCGAGCAGCACGAGCGGCTGTTTGGCGAATATCTGGACGCCCATCCAGAAGCCAACGAGGAGGACGCTTACGATGCGACCGGAGGCGCGGCTTACGATGCCCTCGGCGATCACTTCGCGGACATGGCCGACCATTACCGCGACTTGGCGAAGGAGGGCAAGTGATGAACGCCGAAACCAAGGTGAAAGCCGTCTCTCTGTCGGCCGCTATGGCGAAAGCCTTTGCCGAGATCGAGGCTGCGACCAAGACCGCGAACAACCCGCACTTCAAGTCGAAATATGCGGACCTTGGCGCGGTGATCGATGCGGTGAAGCCGCCGCTCATCAAATATGGGCTGTTCTTCACCCAGCGCTCGCATCCGGCAGAGAATGGGGTGAGCGTCGAGACCGTCATTCACCACGAGGGCGGCGAAGAGCTCAGCCTGGGAACACTGTTCGTGCCCGCGAACAAGCAGGACGCGCAGGGTTTCGGATCGGCGCTCACCTATGCCCGCCGCTACGGGCTTATGACAGCCTTTGGCGTTCCGGCTGAAGATGACGATGGCAATGCCGCATCTCGCTCGGCGCCCCGTTCGACGCCGCAGCAGAACGGCAATTCAATCAAGATGATCGCAGACCAAGAGCGCGATCTGATCCAAACGCTGGCGTCCGCAGCGGGCAAGAACCTCTCAGATATTTGCGCAGCCTATCGCATCGATTCCCTCAAGCAACTGACCGCCGCCCAGGGCGAGAAGCTGATCGAACGTCTCCGCACTGACGCAAAGCCCAAGGAGCCCGTCAATGCTTGAGCAACGAACACCCGAATGGTTCAAGGCGCGGCTAGGCCGTCTCACCGCATCCCGTGTCTCGGATATGATGGCAACGACACGAAACGGATGGGGAGCAAGCCGCGCCAACTATGCATGGGAACTGGCGATTGAGCGCCTGACGGGAGAGGCAGCGCCGTCATTCTGCTCGCCGGCCATGCAATGGGGAATCGACCGCGAGGACGAAGCGCGAGCCGCCTACCAGATCCACAAGCTCTGCACGGTTGAGGAGGTCGGCTTCCTCGAACACCCAACTCTGTTCGCTGGAGCCTCGCCTGACGGCCTGATCGACGCTGACGGAATGCTGGAGATCAAGTGTCCCAATCCATCAACGCACGGCGAAACACTGCTCACCGGCAGGATCGACGACAAATACCACAAGCAGATGCAGTTCCAGCTTGCGTGTTCAGGGCGCGCTTGGTGCGACTTCGTCAGCTTCGATCCCCGGTTTCCCGAGCCGATGCGGCTCTGGGTTAAGCGCGTTTATCGCGACGAAGATGCAATCAAGGAAATCGAGGAAGCCGCTGCCGCGTTTCTCACCGAAGTCGACGAGACTGTAGCGAGGCTGCGCGAGCGCTACGCTGTCGAACTGGAAGCGGCATGAGAGAGTTCGCAGAACCTCTGAAGCGCCGCATCTACCGCGCCAAGTGGATTGCCGAGCGCTATCGCAACGATCCCGATTTTCGCCTGTCTGAAATAAATCGCAAGCGCGCCTACTATGGCAGACCGCCATGCTCCAGCCTCGATGAAGTTCGGGGGAGGATCTAGCGGTGAGAGTGAACACAGCTCCACGGCGGAAGAACTCGCACCGCGCCGACGAAACGAAACGCTGCCCAGCCTTCCTACAATGGTTGCGGGGGCGACAGTGCGCTTGGAGCGGATGCGGAAGCTGTGGCGGAAAGATCATCGCCCAGCATCTGGACTTTGCTGGTGATAAGGGAACCGCGACCAAGGTTAGCGACCGTTACTGCCTGCCGTGCTGTGTGGTGCATCATCAATGGCAGCATGACTTTGGCTGGAACTCGTTCCTCTCGAGGCAGCACGCGACCAAGGAAATGGCCCTCAATGCAGCGGGGAGACTGTGGGCCGCATGGCCTGGCCGCATCGCTTGGGAAAGGAAGCTCAACGATGGCTGACGCATACCACCAGTTCTGGGACGCCAGTAAAGAATGCCAATCGTGTGGCCGAACATTCCATCGCCGCGACAAGCCTGGAGTTTCGTATCGGCGCTTCACCGAAGACACTAAGTTCTGCTCTAAGCGCTGCGCTTACGCCGCATTCGCTGGCGATAGGGACGCCCGCTTTTGGGCCAACGTGGCGAAGTCCGGGCCAAACGAATGTTGGGAATGGCAAGGGTCGATCGATCCGGGCGGGTATGGAGTCCACTGGTTTGCGGGCGGCTACATTCGCGCGCACCGCCTCACAATGGAGATCGATGGTCGTTCTATCGAGCCAGGACAATTCGCTCTTCATTCGTGTGACAACCGACGCTGCGTGAACCCGGCGCACCTTCGGGCAGGATCACATGCCGACAACGCCCGTGATCGTGTCGTGCGTGGGCGCAGTCGCCACAATATCGGGCAGGATAATCACAGTGCCAAACTGACCGATGCGGCTGTGCGCATCATCCGGTCTTCGCAGCTTTCGACTCGCGCTCTCGCGCAAAGGTTCGGCGTCCTAGAGCCGTGCGTTCGGAATGTGCGCAAGGGCAAGACTTGGAGGCACGTTGTATGAGCGAAGAGGCACCTTTATTTTTCGTCCGGAAGCTTGGCGGACTCTTCCCCGCCTGTCCTGCGGCCGAGAAGGCCCTTGCCGCGGTCAACGGGCGCGTTCGGGTCAAGATCACCCGCACCCAAGGGAATAACAAACGGATAGCGCTCTACTGGATCGTCTTGGGCCTCGCGGCTCCGATGCTCGACGAACAGGCACCCGGCCTCACGGACTCGCTCCTGCATAAGGTGCTGAAGGACCGCTACGGATTGGTCAAGGTCGTGAAGCTCCCGAGCGGTCAGGAGATCAAGGATTACGACAGTATCTCGTTCCACCAGATGACCGAGAACGAGAGGGCGGCTTACATCGATTGGTCGTTCACTACGCTGAGCAAATGGCTGGGCGTGAGTGTCGAGGAACTGACCAAAGAAGCGAGGGCAGCATGAACGATCTAAAAACACTGGAACGCAAGACGGCAAACGAACTCGCGTCGTCGCTCGTGTATGAACCAAGGGCGTGGTCGTGGCGAGATGCCGAGTGCGACGTGCTCAAGGGTCCTAACGGCATCAGTATGAGCGCTTCGTACCTCACCATTTACGCACCAGTCGTTCTGAGGTTCGGGTTCTGGAACAAGCGGCGCATCCGGCGGGCGCTCAAGAGATGGAAACGCGACACCGGGAATCATCTAGCTGAGAAAGAACGCCGACAAGCCCTGCTGCTGATTTCGCGATGCCTTGTCGAACTGCGAGCAGTCGCATGACCGCCAAGCTCCGCGTCGTCGGAAACACCGACACAGCACTACGCAATCTACTGCGCGATCTCGAATCTGCGGAGCGCGAAGTCGCAGCGATTCACCAGCAGATGCTGGCATATCGCCGGAGCTATGCGCGGGAGAGGGGTGAATTTTTATTGCCCAGCCTAGAGCGGCTGCGGCGGGAGCTCCTAGGAGAATGACCGCAGCTCGACCCTTCTCGCCTGAGACTCTGGCCGACCGCTGGGCTTGCTCTGCGGAGAAGGTTCGGCAAATGTGCCGGCGCGGGGATCTCAGCTACTTCCGCCTCGGCAAGCTGATTCGCATTCCCGCTAATGAGGTAGATCGGGTCGAATGCCAGAATACCGCCTCGTGTGGCATCGAGAGCAATGGAGCCTTGCATACGGGCGACCACGCATTCGAGTTGCGACTGGAACGGCTGACAGAGGACTCGCCGAAGCTCGCGCTAGTGCGATCTGGCGCACACTCGCCAAGCCAAAGTCGGAACGGGTAGCGGATCTGTGGGATCCCTACGTCACCGACCGCGCCGACACGCCAGCTGCGAAAGGGCGCATGGCTTCCCTGTGGAAAACGCTGGAGCCGTCATTCGGGTACAAGCTCGGCAAAGCGATCACCAAGCAGGACTGCCGCGACTATGCGGCGAGGCGGAAGCGGGCGGGGAAATCGAACAGCACGGTAAAGACCGAACTGGAAGCCCTCAGAGCGTGCCTACGGTGGCACTACGGCAAGGAGGCTCCGGTTATCGTCGCCCCGCCCCCGTCGAAGCCCAGGGACCGCTATTTGACGCAGGACGAGGCACGGAGGCTATTGGCCGCGATAGACACGCCGCACGTTCGGCTGTTCGTCACGCTGGCTCTGGCGACCGGAGCGCGAATGGGAGCTATTCTGGACCTGACATGGGACCGGGTGGACTTCGAGCACGGAACGATCGACTTCATGCCCGCCGGCCGCGACAAGACGAACAAGCGGCGGACGGTGGTGGCAATGGCACCCAAAGCGCGCGAGGCTCTGAAAGAGGCTTACGAAGGCCGCCTGTCGGATCATGTGATCGAGTATGGGGGAAAGCCGGTGGCGAGCGTCAAGAAGGCCATCGCAGCCGCAGCGAGGCGGGCCAAGGTGCCGTGCTCGCCCCACGTGTTCCGGCATACCGCAGCCGTGTGGATGGCTCAGGCGGACGTGCCGATGCAGAAGATTGCCCAGGTGCTCGGGCATACCTCAACGCGGGTGACGGAGACCGTGTACGCTCGCTATTCACCCCGGTTCATGGCCGACGCAATGGCCGCTTTGGACTGGTAGCCGGTTCAAAGGAACCGACCAACGCTTTCGGAAAACTGCGGTGGGCGGTGACGGGCTCGAACCGCCGACCCTCTCGGTGTAAACGCGAGCGACCCGCGCCAAACTGCCGTTTTCTCTCAAACGAAGCGCAGTATTTCGCCAATTTGTGCGGCTTTCGTTCGCTTGGCGTTCCCATGGATGGTACAATCGGAACCACCCGAACCTCTCGGAAGAACGCTCATGTTTAATCGCATCCGGGGCACTGGCCTGCCAGAACAAATCGAGTGCCGAATCCACCTAGACGAAGGTGGCTGTTGGATCTGGCGCGGCGCTCGCCAAAAGTTCGGCTACGGCAACGTCAAGGTGAATAAGCGGTTCTGGCGCGTCCACCGTTTCGCATATGAGATGCTGCGCGGGCCGATTCCTCAGGGGCTAGTGCTTCATCACACCTGCGGCAACAAACCGTGCTGTAATCCCGATCATGTGGTGCCGGTCACCCAGCGCGAGAATATCCGTCGGGCATGGCTCGACATGGAGGCTGCGTGACCGAGTATCAGCGCTCAGTTTTAGAGGCTCGCGAACGGGGATTGCAGCACAAGCAGATTGCGCGCGTTCTTGGAACTTCGCCTGCTGGTGTTCGCAGTACGCTCCGCAAGCTCAGGGATCGCGGCCTAGACCCTACGCCCGTGCAATGGCCGGTGCCGCACCCATGACAATCAAACACTACGGCACGCCGATCACGCCTAAGCCTTTGATGATTGAGGCAATGGGCGGCGCAAGTTTCTGCGTCCAGTGGAAAGCCCCCGCGCAAGTCGAGCTCTGCCATCAAATTGGCGAGACGGTCATGCTCGACTGCTCAGCCTATAACGCATGGACATCAGGCGAGCCGATTGAGGATTGGGGTCCCTATTACGACTGGGTCGAGCCGTGGATTCAATATCCGACGACCTGGGCCGTCATTCCAGATGTTATAACCGGAGACGAGCACGACAACGACTTGCTCATCAGAGCTTGGCCCTATCGCCGTGAGAACGCCGCTCCAGTTTGGCACATGCATGAAAAGCCGAGACGGCTGCTAGAACTGATTTGCGCCTTCCCCAATCTCGTTTGCATCGGATCTTCAGGCCAATACGCAGAGGTCATGTCAGAACCATGGCAGCGGCGAATGGATGAGGCGTGCCGAGAGATCGAGAGGTTCTTCGGACGCACCCCGCCACTTCACATGATGAGAGGCTTTCAGTGCCTCGGAAAGCGCTGGCCGTTCGCCCGTGTCGATTCGACGGACTTGGCGCGGAATCACAATCGAAAACACGGACCAAAGCCCACCCTTTGGGAAGAGGAACAGGCCCCAAATCGCGCGCTGGCGGTGAAGGCAATGCGGGAGCGCTGGGATCCCGTGAATTGCCCGCCGCGCTTTATTGACCCCGGCGAACAACTGGAGATTGCAGCATGACCACAGAGACAATCACACGATCAAACGCTGGCGGTTTTGAGGATCGCTTTCGCGTCACCCGTGTGGACGGTCAGCCGATCAGTGCAGATCGGCGCTACATCATCCTCGCCTATGACGGCAGCGACCCTGAGGCACTTCAGGCGCTTTACACCTATGCGGACCTGAAGGCCGAGAAGAACCCTCAGCTCGCCGCCGACATCAAGGAAGCGCTGGTCAACCCGACGAAATATCCGGCGCAGCATGACTGAAAATACGCGCCATACGGACATGGTAGAGCGGATTGCGCGTGCAATTCACGGGAGCATTTGGTGCGATCCGTGGCCTAATAGCGAAGTCGAAGCCGCGCAGTACCGCCAAGCCGCCGAAACCGCCCTCGAAGCCTCTCATCATGCAGAGCTTGTGGCGGCGCTGAAGGCTGTTCGTTTGCAGCTTTGGAGAGAGGGTGTCGCGATTGAGTCGCAAATGCTTATCGACGCCCTTCTCACCAAGATCGGCGGTGAGGCATGAGATCAGACAGATTCATGCCGCTGATAAAGACCGATTGGCACAGCGAGTGCGAGAAACGTGATCGTAGGATCGAAGAGCTTGTAAGGGCTCTGCGAGGCGTCACTCTCATTGCGACGTGTAAGGTCGATCCAGGCTGCGACGAGGACATCGCAACGGTCATGAGTGCCCGCGCCCTCCTCGCCAAGCTCGAAGGTGACGCATGACAGGTGAAGATGGAGAAGTGATGAATGGCATGCATTTTCGCGGCCATTACATTCCTGAATGGCAGATGGGCGGTCCTGATCTGCTCGGCGAGATGGAATACTCAGCGGTATTCGACGGACCAGATAACGAGCACCGCCTTGAACTGCGGCGAGTTTGGGATCGAGCAAAGCCGTTGTTGGTCGTTTGCATGACCAACCCATCGCGGGCAAGCCACCTTGTCAACGATCCTACGGTTCTGGCTCTGATCTGGTTCGGCACGCAATGGGGATATGGCGGGCTGCTGATCGTGAACGGCGCTACGTGGCGCTCGGCATCCCCTGATGAAATGCGCGCAGCTCCCGAGCCTGAGAGCGGCCTAAATTGGTGGCATCTCCAATATGCCGTGAACTATGCCCACGCCAATGGTGGACGCGCACTAGTCGCCTGGGGCAATGACGGGGCCGACCTTGAAGGATGTAGGGAATTTGCTCGCCGTGCCCTGAACTTCGGCGTCGAGCTTGTCTGCCTTGGTACGACCAATGACGGACACCCGAAACATCCTATGGCGCGCGGTAAACACCGCATTCCACGCGACCAGCCGCCAATCATATGGCAAGCCCAAGAACTCGCCCGCGCCGCCCTTTCCCCGAAAAGCGAGAAGAAAGACAATGCGTAGCGATTTCTACAGCCTTCCGTGGGCAGCTCAACAAGCAATCCGCCGTGGCGAACGCGATGCCGACATAGCAAGGTTTCGTGCGCGCTCGATGAGCGAGCTGCAAGCCAAGGTGGGGGAGCTTGAAAAGCTGCTAGCCGAGGCAAATGCAACAATCTCCGCACTCAGAAGCGAGAAGCATGATGGATAAGTTGGAGCTTGCTGAGCGGTGCCCCGGATGCGGCGGGAAGCCACTCCGCGTTCTCGGACGCTTGCCGTTGATGTGTCACAAGCATCCGTGTCCGACCTACGCCGCCGCCCTAAGAGCAGGAGGAAAGTCGTGAGCATCGGTGACGGCAAAACCTTCGACCAATTCTGCTTTGTTCGGCGCGTCACGAAAGCCGAGCGCACAGCACTGGCTTGGCATTTGGCGTCGATACGCACACGCCGACTGATCGAAACACTCCTGCCGTCGAAGGGAAGTCGTAATGGGTGAGGTTGAGCTGCGCGAGGCGCTGATAAATGCCAAGTATGCGCTGGAGTACTGGCAGCGCGAAGCCAGGATTGCGGTGAGAAAAGGCGAGCGTTGGGTTAATGGTCCGCTAGAGCGCGGTCTCGATGAAATTGAACGCATCGAGAAGCTGCTTGCAGTCATTCCCGCCAAGCCCTGAAGGACACAAGCAATGCCGACTGATTTTGGAGCTTATCGCGCCACTCATGAACGGAACCACTCTTCGGTGTTTCCGCCCTTCGGGTGAGTGTCACGGCTAAAGGAGGAAGAAGTGACTGAAGAGCAAGAAGCGCGGCTGCTCCAAAACCAGAAACTCATAATGCAAGCGCTCCAAACCCTCCTCGCCGCAACGGGTAAGGACTTCATGCGGAATCAGCTGGAAATACGGATCAAAGACATCGAAGCGTTTCTTGCGGCGCCCTAAGGCACCGACGACAGCGGCACCAGCACATGGTTAGGGCGGCATCGGATCCCATTTCTGGACTGGTCCGTGTTTGAACGGGTGGGATTAGTCCGTTATCCTCTGTTCGGTTAAGCAGGAGCTTTTATGCGTTGGAAGAAGCCCCACAGCGGCATACCAGCCGGAACCAAGGCAGCGCTTGGCGAGAAGAGCGTCGATGCCCGTGAAGGCGAAAGCGTTTGGTCGCTGCTCAAGAGGCTGAACGATAGCTAGGGATGCAGCGCCGCCATGTAGGTCTGCGCGTTGGTCTTGGTAGTGGTATCCGCAACGCCCTTCATTATGAAGGCTCCGTAAAACGGGCCGGTCGCGGTGTTGCCGATTTCGATTGGAGCGGTTCCGCTGAACAGCGTGCCAGTAATGGACGTTGCGCCGTCTCCAGAATTGTTCACGAACGCCTCAACCTGGCTGGTTGAGCATATGCTCGAGAACACCGCATCGGTGTTGATGGAGGTGGTGCCGGCGCAGGTATCGTGGTTTATTTCGGTGGGCGTCGTGTTCCAGGCATATCCATAAGTGTTGGTCAGCGACGTATTGGCGAGGATCAGAGTGTTGCCGTTGAACGCGATCATCCAGTTGTTGCCACTAGTTCCCGGCTTGGCGGTAGCCCATGCGGAGTATTGCCCGCTGCCGTCCGTGTGGACGAAGCTGGAGCTCTGGAAGAACGAAGTTCCATCCATCTGAAGATAGGGCTTGCCGCTGTTGGCGTGATAAACCCAGCCCGTTGAATTGGTGAAGAAAATCCCAGTGGTCGGATCCTTGATCGCCTTGACCGTCTGAAGATCGGCAGAGACGTTCGTGGTGTGGGCAGTGTCGGTGTAGAGGTTCGCCATGCTGAGAACCGTGATGTCCACGGCAAGGTTAGCGCCGAGCGACGTTGGTGCCCATGCCCCGGAGACGGATGGCGTGCTTGAGAGTAGAGTGCCCAGGAGCGTAAACATTATCTCTGCACCGCGCTGGTGGCCGAGGGGTTATTGCCGCTGTCGAGTTGGGCGACATAGATCCACTGGCCGACCGACATGGCAGGGGAGATACCTGAAATAGTTTGCGTGCCGCTCGCCGAAATGGCCTGCGAGCCGTGCGACAATGCGGCAGTCGAATTGTCCATGTTGTAGCCGGCGCGGATATGCGGCCAATCGGGCACTGTTGCCGAGGCCGAGACCATCCAGAACAAAGTGCCGTTGCCGGTATTGGTCGAGACCGTCGCCGAGGTTGTGGACGTTGTTATGAGGCTTGAAAGAACCGGCTGCGGCGACAGGGACCAAGAGATGGAGGTATTGTGGCTGCTGGCTCCGTTGGTCTCGGTGATTGTCGCCGAGCCCGAGCTCGTTGTTCCTGTTCCGTCATAGGCCCATGAGCGATTGTCGCTGTTGATCGTAATGCTTGAAGGCAACCCGGACTGCGTGATCGTCGAGCCGTCCTGCGTTCCGATGAACTGTCCGGTAGTCGCAACGCCAATGGTGACGGCGAAATTGGTCTTGAGATCGATAAGGGATGGAATGGTGATTCCGTAGCCGGTCTGGGCGAGACCGACTGCATTTCTCCACTGCCTCTGCGGATCGGCGATGGCAGCGTCTTTCATGGCTGCAAGGTCTGCATATCCCAGCGCAGCGGCGAGACTGTCGGCCGTATAGGAATTGACCCACGAGTGCCCGGAGTTGCTGGTGTTCGTTCCCGAGGTCGGATCGTCCCACAGATTGTTCGAGAAGGTGCAGTGGTTATTGGCTGGCACGGAAGAGGTGGATTTCGTGTTACCAGACGTGCTCCACAAATAGCTGATGTTGTCGTGGAAATCGGTCCAGTTGGGCATTGAGACGCTGAACACGTCCGTCGCGGTGTCCTGAATAAAGGTATTGGCGGCTTGCGCTGACGAACGGGCGACGACATTGCGGTGGACCTGGCTTCCGAGCATCCCGTTGGTTGGGCCAATACCCCAATCCTGGGCGCTGCCGCCGTCAGCCGTGGAAATGATTCCTCCTCCCAAGATGATGTTGTACGAAATATCGATGTAGGAGCCTAAGGGAAGATCGGTGCTGGTATTGTTGCCGCCACCGGCTCCCACTGCGATGGGATTGTTCAGCGACAGGTTGTACTGGTAAATGCCGCCGCCCTTGAGAACCCCGCCATCGGCCGAGCAATCGATGAAGCAGTTCCTGCGGACCATCGTGTTGCGGCAGGTCGTCTGAATATAGAGCGGGTGATTGAACTGCGTCGCGCCACCTGAAGCCGCCACAGTCGCTCTGGTCGCGGTGGTTTTCCATCCCGAGCGCCAGAAGACACAATCCTCGACCGTCAGCCCGTCCAGCATATCTGCGAAAATGCCCTGCTGGTGGTCGGACAGCGAGCTTCCGAATGAGCCGTATTGCGCGCAGTTGCGAACGATGATGTGCCTAGTCCTAGTGGCGGGATTTTGGCTGAAATCGAAGTTCAGGTAACAGTAGGAGAAGATGCAGTTTTCATAGAGCAGGTAATCGGGATTTCCGGTGGTGTTGACCAGATTGGAAACGCCCTGATCTGCGGTGTTGCCGAAGTTGAAGTTGAACCCCCTGACCGCAATATATTTGGGAGACGCGCCGCTGCCGCCGACGACATATACCCCCGGAAATGAGGTCACGGTCGGACGATTGCTTCCCGAGGCTTTTCCAAACAGCGCGGAATTTGTCGGGTCCGATGGATTGTAAGTCTGAATGACGGTCGGATAAGTGGGGCTCGCGCCATCCTTGCCAGAGACATTGACGAAGGCGTAACCGGTGGTTCCCTCGGCAACGAGGATCTGATCCCCAGCACTCTGGGTTACATAAGTGAGCGCCTTGGAGAGTGTCGCCACCGGAGTCGAGGCGGACTGAGCTTGAGTGCTGGTGTTAGTATCTGAACCGGTCGAGTTGTTGACGTAGAACCTCTTCGCGCCGGCGTTGAGCGGAAGAGAGGCATAGCCGGATGTATCGACACCGTTGCCAATCGAGGTGTCGTAGGTAAACGCCGGAGCGGCGACGCTGACGACGGTCTTCCGCCGCATGGCTGAAAAGCGCGGCATCAGGACTGAACCACGCCGAACTTGAACACCAGGTCACTGGCTGCGAAAGTCGGAGTTCCGGCTTCGAGAACGCCAAAGGCATAAACCGTTGTAGTGCCGCTGGCCGCTTCAAGGAGAAGATTGATCGCCTTGTAGGTGACCACATCGGCGCCTCCGAGGTCTTTCCAGTCAGCTGCGGCAACACTGACATAACCAAGAATGTTCGCCACATCGGCATCGCTGATCGTCGGAGCGACGTTGATCGTTCCGGTCGTGACATTGGTCTGCGCAAAATAGATCGTGAACGCTGGCTTCTGATCCGACTTGTCACAAACCGTCATCGACATCAGGACCGCGCGGAGGTCGTTGGCCCGGGTAACGCCGGTGATGGCGGTAGAGACGAACAGCACGTCGCCTGAAGCATAAGCGGAAGTGTCGAGCGTAGGGGTGAACGAGATTACATCAGCCGGGGTCTGGACACTGACAGCGTTGGTTGTCCCTGGAGTGGTCTGGTCGATCTTGACGGGACTTGGTGTGGTCGTGTCGGTCGCCGCATCCTTCATCGTTCGGAGGTAGGACGCGATAGTACCGGCAGCGCCGTTCGCTACGGTCGCATCGGCAGTCGTGCCGATCGAATCCGAGAAGACGTGAAGCTGTCCCTTGTTGGTTGCCTTGATGGCGATGTTGTCGCCGTCCGCCGACACTTCCGAAGTCGAAAGCGTGTCGCGGCGCACGCCCATCATCATCGTGCCGATCGGATCGGCAGCCGCAGCAACATCCTCGGTGTATTGCGTGCCCGATGACGAGCCGCCGACGATATCGACCTTCAAACCGCCATTGGCTCCAAGGGCGACAGGAACGCCCGGTGCGTCAATGGTCAGCGAACCACCATTGTCGGTGACTGGAACCACATCGTCAGTGGCGATCGTGACGCGCTGGACCGTGGCTCCGCGAACACCGGAACCATAAGCCTGGGCAACGCCGTTGACGGTTCCGACATTGACCGAGAAGGCCGTGTTGTCGGAAGCAATCGCAACTCGTTGCACGCCAGCGCTGACAACTCCGTTGCCGGTCGCCACCGCCGTTGCGGCGACATGCGACAGACTGACTGCGTTTGTAGTGCCGGGCGTGGTCTGATCGACGCCCACCTTGCCGATGATAGCTGAGCCGGCAACCAGTGCAGGAAGGGTGGTGATCGAACCGATGTTCCAGGTGCCGCTCTGCGTTGCGGCAAGGGTGTTGTTCGGAGAGATGGCAACGACCAGGGCTGGATCCGCGGCAACGGCAGCTGTCGAAGCCGCCTTTACGGCTGCGTTGCTCGTGCCATCGGTCAGCTTGGTGCGCTGGGTGCCGCCGGTTAGCGTGGCGTCAAGCGCGGCGCCTGTGGGAAGCGGGAGAGACGCAGCGCTGATCGCGAATGTTCCCGTACCTGCGTTCGCTGTGACGGTCCCGCTGACAGGCTGTGTTGCCTGCCAGAAAGTGCCGGATACCGGTACGGCCGTCGCGCGCAGCTGCGCGTCGGTGAGCGGCCCTGAGACTGCAAACGTACCGCTTCCAGCATTGGCGGTGACCGTGCCGCTAACGGGTTGCGTGGCTTGCCAGAACGTGCCGGTGACAGCGACTGAACCACTGATGCCGAGCGAGCCGCTGACCGGTATTGCCGATTGGTCGGAGGCGATGACGACCGGCCGTGATGCCGCCATGACGGCCTGTCCCGGAGCGAGCGGCTTTTCGATCGGAACCGTTGCGCCGGCTGCGTCGAGGACGTTAATTGTTGCCATGTTAGATGTCCTCTAAAAGCACGAGAAGGCCGCTCTGCGCGGATTGGTTGAACAGGAGTTGCCCGGGTTCTGCGCCGGGCTCGCATGACTGCACGGTCCAGGTGGTTACCTGTTTGGCGACTTGGGCCCAGGCGGTTATCGTCCGTGGAACGACTGCCCAGTTTGTGCCGCAGCTCATCTCTCGCACTCCGGATAGCGGGGGATGATGCGTGGTGGCTGGCCGGATGACACGCGCAGCAAGGGATCGGTGAGCAGGCCGTAAGCCACCCATTTGCAGTGATCGGAGAGGAGCATGTCAGCGGCGGCGCTGAGCGAGCTCGGGCGAGGGCCAAGCGGCGACGGAAGAGCGGGAACCTGAGCGGGCTTGATCGGCTGAACTGCGACCGGAACTTTAATCTCGACAGTCTGCATTCGTGTAGCGTTGGTCGCGCATCCGCTTAACACAAATATCGTAGTGATAAGCAGGCGTTTCATTGCCATGCTCCTTTCAGGGCCTTGGAGGGCTCACAGGGCTTCGCCTGGGCCTCGACAGAGCGCGAAGAGGCCTCCAGACGTGTCGAGGTAGCCTGAGCGCCTTGAGCGCGTTTCTGGGCCGCTTGTGAGGCTTTCGCGCTTTCGCTTTGCAGCTGGGCGGTTCGCGCTCCCATTGCGGTCACTGCGTCATTCTGCTTATGGATGGCCGTGGTCAGCGTGCCGATCGCTTCGCCCATGAACTGGATCTGCTGCGGAACCTCGGAGCATTTGAGCTTCGGCTGACCGGACGCAGTGCGGGTTGCTTGGCAGATGACCGCAAGCTTCTCGCCACGTTCGGTCATCACGCTCTTCCAGTGAAAGGCGAGCAGGACGAACGACAAGATCGCCGCCGCAGCAAGGGCAAGCCCAATTAGCTTGATGGTCGAGAAGCCAGCGAACGGGTTCACTTCTCAACCCTCGGCGAGAACTTGGCGAGGAAGTCGTCTCGCGGTCGAACGTAAAGCGTTTCCGCATCGTCATCGCGCACATAGGCCACGGCGGCCTGCCAGCGCGCGTCGTTTGCGTCTTTGATGCGAATGCTATCGTAGGCCAGATCGTCGGGGATGCTGACGCCGTAATTGCCGCCTTTGTGGTCCCAGTTGGTTCCTGGTTCGGGATGCATGTTCAGGTCTCCTTCGTCTCTCACAGCAACAGCGCCTTCTGGGCGATCAGCAGCACGCCAATCAGGACGATGAGGACTTTGAGGATGTTGTTGAACGGCGAGCCAAGGGGAAGCATGTCCACCGCCCAGACGAGCAGCGCGAGGACAATGATGACGATGATCGCAAAGATGAGCACGTTCATTTGCTGGCCTTTCCGGTTGGACAATCGCTAACCGCCTTGGCGACGGTGTTTTCGGCCTTGGCGCGATCCTTGGCGTAGATAAGTGCGGCGGAGGCGCCGATGACGGCCGCTAGCCCACCGCCCAGGCCCGTGGGGCCGAGCTCCAGAGGCAAGCCCAGCGCCATGTTCCACGCCTGCCCTCCGAGCATCATGAGGACGCCGAGCGTACCGATGATGCGGCCCAAGTCGGCGGCGTCGTTACCGGGACCGTAAAAGAGATCACGAAAGACTTTTCCGAGCCAGCGCAGGAACTTCATGCTACACCTCTGAGACAAATGGCGCGTTCTCTCTGGCGGCGCGCGAGAAGCCCCTGAACGACGCGAAGCCGGCCATTCACTCGCGCCTTCGACCATGAGAGGAATGCATCGCAGCCCGCGCGCCATTGGCCACTGTCAAAGTCTCGATCGGCGGATGAGCGGCAGTAAGCGCCCACTCCGATGTTGTAGGCGAGGCTCACCGCAGCCGCCCGCTGGTAATCTCGGCCCGGTTCGGACAAGGCTGGAGTGCAAGCCATTACCGGCTTGGCATGGGCGACGAGCTGCGACTCAAGCCGCTGGCGACATCCCTCCGGCGTCTCGATCAGGCTAGGGTGAACATCATTCGTATCACCATTACAGACCGTCCAGATACCAGCGATGTCGCGGTACGCCTTGTATTCTGTGCCCTCTTCCTTGGGGACAGTTGCAAAAAGCGAGGTGGCGGCAAGCGACCCGACGACGGCAGCGAGCGGCCCCTTGCGGCTCAGCAGACTGGATGAGGGAGACGGCTGCCCCCGACTTTCCGCGAGCGCCGCATTGACCTCCGCTACCTCACCAGCCGTAAGAGCAGCGTTCGGCCTCTTGCTCCATTCGCGTTTCTTGCGCCGGAACAGGTCGAAGATGGGCGTGTCGCTCACGGATGAGCCCCCTTCATCCACGCCATGAGAGCAGCGAACGCAGCCATGATGATTGCGATTGGCCAATGACGGCTAATCCACTCAACTAGGCTGACGGCTCCCTCACGGCGCAGCTTGTCGGCTTCCAGCAGCGTAATCCGGACGCCATGCCTTTCCTGCTCGAGCTTCATCTCCCTGACCTGTTCGACGAGGTGGCCAACAGCATCGAGTTTCTGGCTGTCGTTCCGCTGGTTATGCTTGACGGTGCGCACTTCAGCGATGAGCTCGCCAAGCAGCCTATCAGTTGATCCGGTGTCCCGATCTCCAACATCACGGGCGGGCACAGTTACGCGCGCCCTTGGGCAAAAGGGGGCGGTTGCTCTTGCACATTCTCTTTGCCATACTGCGGCAACATGACCGGAAATGAGCTCAAGGCATTGCTGGCGAGCATCAACTTCTCGCCCAATGATCTCGCGGTGCGCGTTTCTTCGATTGACCCGCGCGAAGTCGAGCAATGGCTGGATGTCGGTGAAACACCGGTCCCGGAATGGATCTCCGATGACGTGGAGTGGTTCATCGGGATCACGATGCAACAGCCTTGATGAGCGCGAAGTTGATGACGAGGACATCGGACAGCGATCCGCCAGTCAGGTTCCAGATCCTGATCCGAACTGATCCGGCGGTGATGCCATCGACATCGACGCGGTAAGCGACGGCGCCGCTCTGAAGAGCGACGAGCACGATATCATTGGTCGCAATCTGACTGTTGTTCAGCGTGAACAGGGCGGACGCGTTGGCCCCAATCGCTGAGTTTGCCGTGGTGATCTGGCCGCACGGTGCGTTGATCGTTACGCTGGTGTTTTTGTTCGTGGCCTGAGTTTGCGCGTTGCCGGCACCAGTCCCGTAACCGATGCCACCAATGGCGGAAGTGGCCCTGATCTTGCCGATGGAATCGATGTCGCCGTTGGAGTAGATCGCGGCCAGTTCGCCGCTGGTGTCCACATATGTTGCGAACTTGTTCGTGCGGTTTCGGGGAGCAAGGTTCCTGAACTCGAACCGCCCGATATATGGATTGCCCCCCGAGCGGTTCTGGACACAAAGGGCATAATCGTCGGCGTTGCTAAGGACGTGCATGTCCCACAGGGGAGCAACTGCGGCGTAAGTCGATTCCGAGCCCACTTTGACCTTGCCGGCAAAACATGCTGGCGCAGGCGGCGAGCCGTCGTTCGTGTCGGCAACAAACGAAAAGTTGCCAGTGACAGTGCGGAGCTGAGACCGGAATCCTGCGGCCATCCCGCTGACTGCCGTCGTCTGTTGGTGCTCGGCATGAAAGCAGGATCCGACCGTGACCTTTGTGCCATCCGTGATCTGCCCGCAAGAGAAGCCCCGATACTCGGGGACGACAACGGTGCCGAAGACGATGCTGGCGACGCTGTAGCCCTTGAAAAGGGTGGTGACGGTGCCTGGTCCGTCGATGACTGAATGGACCTCATCGATGGTCGCGTACTGGGCGTTTCCGGCATTTCTCAGCCAGATGAACTTGTGCTCATTGGTGATGTGAAAGGTCGTTCCGGCAGTGATGTTGTGATTTACGCCGGCATAGCGGACGCGGATCGTCTCGAAGCCATAAGCCCCAGTGGCGGTAATCTGGTCATTCTCGCCATAAAGGCGGCTGTCCCCACTGGAATTGCCGCTGAATGAGCGAGTGGTGACGAGACCAAGGTTGCCCGTTCCAGCGGCGAGCGTCCCCATATCGTAAACGCCCCACGCCAGGGCACAGTCCGCCATCAACTGGCGCAGCGCGTCGTTCATATCGGCGCGCTCGGCATCTTCGCCGATGTAAATGCCGCTGATGTAGGTGTTGAGCGCGGGGTTGGTAAAGTAGCTGGAAAAGGGCATGAGCACTCCGCATGAAAAAGGCCGCCCAAAGGCAGCCTGTTAATTTCGGTTGGTTGTGGTAACTTCAGCCGATGGATGGCTTCATGATTGCCCGACTTGCCGCTGCCGGGGTTGGCATGGGTCTGGCTCGGGGATTTTTACAGTGGCGGGCTTCAGCGAGACTGAAGAAACGGGAACGTGGTAGCGGCGAGGAAATCTCCCCCAACCTGCGGATTGTTGACCAAAGCGTTTCCAGCGGCACGGAACGGAGCTACGCGCTTGAGCAAGGCGGCAGTCAGAAGCTGCTGCCCCCTCCGCGTTCCGAGCAGGCTTAGCGCGCCCAAGGGAACCGCCGCACCCTCTACAGCGCCTTCACCTCCACCTGCTCCATAGCCCAAGGCTCCGCCAGCGCCTCCCAATCCCCCGGTGGCAAGGCTAGTCATCAGCCAGCGCGGAGCCGTGCCGCTTTCGGGAAGCTTCGACGACATGACCTGCTGAGCGTCCAGAGCGAGTTGGTTGAATGGACGATCACCAGATGCTGCCCCTATGTTGCTGCCGTATTTCTTGGCGCTGGACGTTGCAGCACTTCCCAACTGAGCAGGAGTGAACAGCTGCTGTCCTTCGTCTGAGACTTGGTTCTTGGCCGCGTTCAGAGCGTCAGAAAGGACGTTGAGGTAGCGATTGGCGGTATTCGCCTTCTGGAACCCTTCAAAAGCACCGGGGGCCTGCGCTTTCAGCGTGTTGGCCAGAGCATCCTGGGCTTCGCGCATCGTCTGCCCGACTTCGTGCCCATATGCCTTGGGGGCACGCTCTCGAGATGTTCTAGCTAGCCCGCGATAAGCCTCCTGAAAGTTACGCCCGGAGAGATCACCAGTTGCCGGATCTACGGCGTTGCCGATGCGATAAGTGAGCGCGTTCTGCGCCGCCTCGCTCGCCCCCTCGTCATTTGGGATCCCAACGGCCTTGGAGCGAATGGCCTGCATCGCGTCGATGAACTCGGGATTGTTCAGATTGACAGTCGTCGGATCGAGCGCGGACGAATAAGCCTGCGACTTGGCCGCGTTGAGGGCGTCAATTCCCTCTTGTCCGACTTGGTTGATCGGTACGCCAATCGTGTTCCCGGCTTCGTTGAATGCGGCCTGGTTTAGCGCTTCTCGCCCCTCGTTGTAGCGACGAGCAACCATGTTGCCGGGACCGAACACGGAAGTCATGGCGTCTTGCGCCTTCTTCCATCCGCCACCGAGAACTTCTCCCGCTGTCAGTGGAATGCCAGCAGCCCGCAACCGATCGACCGCGGGATTGACGACGCCGCGAAGACCGGCACCGACCGCCTTGGCCGCGCCTTGGCCGGCGAGGCTTCCGCCAAGTCCTGCGACCATGCCTACGCCAGCACCGAGCGCGCGGTTATCGTTGTTCTCACCTGCTCCGTAGAGACCCCCATAGGCTGCATCTCCAAGCGCAGCGGCCTTGATTGGATTAGCAGCTAACCATCCCGCTTTGCCGAGGCCCAGTCCTTTCAGAGCCGCGCCACCGGTGAGCATCGCTCCAGCGCCGCCCGCAACGCTTCCGAGAAGCGCCGCGTTCGGGTTGGCGTTCATCTGCATCTGCTTGGCAAAATCAGCTGACTGAATGGCGGTAGAAAGAGGCTGGCCGGTGCGAAGTGCATTCACCGCTCCAGTGGCTTCGTCGGTCAGTCCCGCAGTTCCTGCGTCTGCTGCGGCCAAGGCTCCAGCGGCCAACGGGCTTGCTGCTGCACGGTTAAAAGCCGTGGTGGGGACGATCTTCTCCCCGTGAACATCGTATCCGCCCTTATAGTTCGGGTTCATCGCCCGCCATGCAAGCAGCGATTCCGTCTGGCCCATCGGGAAATTGTTGGCCTTGGCGTAGGCTCGGATATTGGCTGACGGCGTACCAGAGGCGAGCATTCCCGCGAGCTTGTTGTGAACGTCGCCGCGGATGATTTCGGTCTTGGTTCCTCCGGTTGCCGGGGTGAGGCTGGGACCGGGAGGAGGTGCACCCCCGCCCAAGATGGGTGGCGCTCCACCGAAATCCTTGGGCGTGTCGGGGATATTGCCATCGCCGCCAGGCCCAAGGGCGGTAAATACCTTCTGGGCGTGCGGGTTCAGGAAAGTCATCGGATCGGCACTGCGACCCATGCCCTGCGTGTAGGCATCTCCCAACGCATCCAGACGCGAGGAAAGGAGCTCGACAGCCTTGCCGATCGCTCCATGAAGCTGATCCGGACTTTGCGAGGAGTTGATGGCCTTCGACCATTCCTCGATGCCTGCTTGTGTACCTCCTGAACCTCGGAACGCCTTCTCCAGCTCATCGACAACCGCGTGCTTGGTCATGTTGAACTTGGACACGCGGGGATCGCCAGTCGCGCTCTCAACGGCGTTAGCGATGGCATTCCAGGCGGGAAGCCCACGATTTTCCAGCGCCAGGGAATCTTTGTACAGCGTTCCCAGATGCCCTAGCGCTGTGTTGATCGCGGTGATGTTATCGCGGGTCGTGCCGCTGGTGAACTTCTTGCGTGTGGCGACGCGGGTGGCTGCGTTGGCGGCATCCAGCGTCGGATCATATTGTGTAGCGGCGGCGATAAGCTCCTGCACCGAAGGAGACCGCAGAGCGGCGCCGGTCGGGAAAGCGCGGCGGCCTTCCGAAAGAGCCTTTACCTGTCCGGCAAGGCTTGTCGGGATCGTCGCCAGATATTCTTCGCCGGTTTTGGATGTGTCGCCGGGAGGCGGAACCATCGTGTTCTTACTGTCGAAGTCGGCTTGAGCTCGAGCATCGGCAGCGGCAGCGCGAGCATCGGCGCGTTCGGCGCGCTGTTCGGATCGTACCTTGCTCGGATCTGGCGGAAGCGCAAAGATACCGCCTCTCGGAGCGGCGCCAGCTGGGCTCACGATAGGATCATTGTCCCACGGATTAGGCATTAGCGCAGCCTCTCAAGGATCGATGACGCGTAAGCGTTGGTTTTCGGCCCCCACAGCGCCCGATTGGGGCCACCGTGATAGTAACGGAGGGCATCTCGAGGGTTGCCCGTTTTTCTGAGGCCTTCTTGCAGATATGCCTCCCCGAGACGGCGCTGGTAATCGGCCGCTTCAGGGGTCGTTCCGGTCATCAGTTGCGGCTGCCAAGGCAAACCGAGATTGCGTGCCATTTCCTGCGCCGTGGAAGGCAGCAACTGCATTGAACCCACCGCCCGGCCATATTGCGTCTGTTGCCCTACCGCTCCCGGACGGTCGTGACTTTCCTGCATTGCCACGCCCTTAGCGAGAGCCGGGAAAGGTGGCCGACGCGCCTTGCGTCGGACCTCCTTTGACGCGAATATGGCCATCTGGGCTCTTGTACTGAGCGCCAGGAGGAAGCGCGGCATAACCGGCGGCATCCGAGACTATAGGCACATCACCGCCCATCGGAGACGCGCTAGGCGCTGTGATGCCTCCCAAGGCAGCTGCCAAGCCAGACTGCGGACCGCTGTAAATGCGATCCCCGGGCAAGCTGGTAGTCACAAGTGGGTCACTACTGCGCTCAAGCCGTTTGCGAGCATATTCGGCGCGCTGTGCTGGATCCGTTATGCCCGCCGCATCAAGCTGCCGAGTGAACTCATCGTCAGGATGGGCGCGCTTGTCGGCTTGCAACGTAAGAGCATCCGCCAACTCCTGGGCATGGTGGCTTTTCCACGTTTCCTCACCCCGCTCGAAGGCCGTCTGTTCGTCCTGCCGGCGTGCTGCCATCGGGGCATAGATCGGACCGTTGCCCGCCAGTCCCGATAAAGCGTCGGCCAGAATGCCAACCCAGTTATGCTGAGCTGGCGCTTTCACGTTTGCTGTGGGCAGCTGCGCGAACGAATTGGTCATCGCTGCCGGGATCGGAGGAGACGCGACATCGACCGGCGGCACATAGGCGTTCGGGTTGAACGGCTTCCTGCCGATCATAGCCATTTAATGGCCTCCTGCATAAGCAGCGGCACCGTTAGCTGCAGCCTGCATCAGCAACGATCCCCAGCTTGGAGTCGCGGTCTGTGTCGTCGTGCCGTAGCCGTTGGAAGCCTGCCTGACGTTTCCGTTCAATGCGCCGACTCCGATCCACGGCAGCTCGGCAGCGTTGTTGAGGAGGGACTGGGAACCACCCATGAGGCCGGAAGCCTGCCCGACCGCGGCAATCTGGTTCTGACGCTCGGCGGCGTAATTCTGATAGCGCGCCGCGTCTTCGGCCTTGGCGATTTCCCTCGCGAGAATGGCAGCGTGCATCCCCGAGCCGTAGCGTCCAGAACTCTCGAACTGCCCGTTGACGGCGTTTGTGGTATCCTCACGCGTCTGCCCGAGCATCTTGTCGAGGTAGGGGTTGCCGTTCAGATAATCGCCACTGAGCGTTCGATTGACCAGACCCTGTGCGCCTAAGATGCCTTGCTCGGCACCCGGAGCAACACGGCCATAGGTGTCGCGCTGCATCCCGCCATATTTGTTGAGATCGGGCTGCTGCTGGTCGAACACCTTGCTCGACTGATCGAGGCCCTTCAGGATATATGGCTGTGCCGGCGCCCAAGGGTCGTTTTTCGTGACAGTTTTTGACTTACTGAGCCCCATCGGCCAGTTCCTTCCTGACGATTTGTTGGTGTAGGCAATATCCGCTCGGCTTGAGCGCTCGTGCCCACCCTGCTCGTGATTCAACTTGTGCGGCGATGCAGCCTTGCGCCTTCGCCCATTCTTCAGCCTGTGGCGTGATGACCTCGATGATCTCTTCCAGGTCGCCCGCAGCGATGAGGGCATGAATGTCACGAGCCCCGGTGGGATAATCCCGGATCTCGGTAATCATCGCCGCATTGGGCGAGCGCCAGAACTTGACCTTCCCACCCAGAACCTGCTCGTCGAGCCATTCCAGCGTGTGATAGCGCTCGTCCATCACCTCGGCGAAAGCGGGGCGGAACTCGCAATAAGCCGCCCAATCCATTTACAATGTGCTCGTGAGCTCTGCCCGGCTCGGCCTGCCTCCGGTGGTGATGTTGCCGCCGTCCGTGCCGCCAGTTTCGCCCGGCGTGGTCGGCTCGGTAATGGGCTCTCCACTGGACACCGTACCCGCATCGGTAATCGTCTGGACTGGAGCTGTTGCAGGAACCGCCAGGGATGTTCCGAGATAGTTAGGCAAGTTGAACGTCGTTGTTCCGTCGCCGGCCCCTTCGCTGGTTCCGAGGAAGGCGAACAATTCGGGAAACTGGGTCCTGGAAATTGCTGATCCGTCGCAAAGCAGGTGGTTGGGAACCGCGTTTCCATTCGGCCTTAGTTTCAAATCCCCGACTACCAGACGGCCCCCGCTCTGGGCGCGAAAGGTATTTGAAATCCTCCGGTTGTAATCGGCCTGGTTGGCGGTCTGGACCGGCAGGACGGCATCGGCGGTCGTTTTGGTGGCGATGAACAGGAACAGCGAACTCATCGCCTTGCGCCCCGCGATACTTCGGGATCCAGACCCAAAGCATAAGTCCAGGACGTTCCGGCATCGATCGACAGGGTCATTCGGAAATAGCGCCCTCTCTCACGCACCGGCATGTCTCCATTCGAGGCCAGCGTTCCGTAGTTGGTGAAGACGATTGCGTCCCCTAGCTTCGAGCGGCAGGAAATCGACAGTGTAAGGCCCGAGCTGGCGTCCGTATCCGGCCTTACCCAGCTGACCTGCGCTTCCCGGCCCTTCGCCAGTTCAAGGTCCCCGAGTGTCCATTGCGCGGCTCTTGGAAGACCAGTGAGCCTGCCCAACATGCCGGTATCGTTGATGACGTAGAAAGCGCTATCGCCACCCTTGAAGATGGGATCGTCGAGCGACAGGAGGCCGGGAGAGTCGATGTCGTCGTCAGCTACTCCGACGTTGACATCCGTTTCGTCTATCGTGACCGACTTGGTAACGCCGGAAAAGATGATCTGCGCCGGCTGATCGAGCAAGGTCCAGCGGTCGAGCACCCAGTGATAGCAGAATATGCGGTCGCCCATCGACCAGCACAGAACCTGATTGGCAATATCGACCGCGGCCGACATGTTGGCCCAGTCCGCCTTGGTGTAATTGCTGAAGAAGAAGCGGTCGATCCTTTCGGTTCCGATAGGCTTTAAACTCGCTCCGTCCCACAGCATGAACCCGTTGTCTGAAAGGAATGCCCCGATCTGTCCGTGCTGGAGTACCGAGTGCGGGGTTACACAGCCAAGGTTGCTGCTGATCTCATTGATGACGAAGATGTCATTCCCACCGACATATTCCATGCGGCTGATCCGGTTCCTTTGCAGGATCAGCCCATATTCTCCGCCGAACATCCCGTTGATGTCGCCGCCCGACGCCATGATCTGGTAATCGGACTGGTTCTGCCCAAAGGTCCAGAACTCGGCATTGTTGATCCCGCTCCATCCCAGGACGTTGGTTTGTCCGTTGAGCACTGCCCCAACGAGGAAATCCTTGACGATGACCAAGGTGCGAAAGGTCGGCGGGCTTCCACCAAGCGCAGCGGCGGAATGTGCTACAAGATCGATCTTCTGCATCGGATCGACGCCGTTGGTGGCAACCGCCAGTCCACCGAACTGGGCAAATCTCCACCGTCCAGACGGAGCGCTGTAGCCGGTCCCCAACACCGCCCACGCCATCGAATGGATCAGGTACAGGCTGGAATCCGTGCCTCCGATAATCACCGTCTTGCCATCAGGTCCAGTGAAGGTTGCAGCCCCGGTGAATGGTCCAATTCCCCCCGAAATTGCAGCGGTAAATTGCTTCGCCGGCCGATAACCGTTGGTTCCGGGGTAACAGTTGAGAGCCACGAGAAGGCTTTTGGCATTCAGTGTCGGTTGATCCGGCAGCCACTGGCCGAGGGGGATCATGTACGGCCCAGTCTCGGCGCCAGAGGAGCAGCGCCCAGTCTGCGCCTTTCGCCATCCGTCCTTAGTTCGGCGATGGCCTCGTCAAAGGCGGATTTGAACAGTTGAATGCGCTCGTCGAACCAGCCGTAGACATGGGCCTGCAGGAGACATCCGTAGAGGTACAAATCCGGGGCTCTGGTCAGCAGCCAGTTGGTGGGGGTGGAAACCGTCAAGGCGGGTATTTTGCGGGTGTAGAGCATCGTCACCCCCGAACCCGTTGCCGGGATAGGAGCGAACGCCAGCTGGCCGTCGAAGATGCCGTATGTTGAGGGAATGCCGGATATGGACGGAAACCCGCTGAAATCGGCCGCCGTGGCCTGATTCAAGCGATACGTCCCGACATTGACCGAGCGCATCTCGCCGAAATCGTCGGGGAGACCGAGATACTGTCCAGCCGTGACTGCGGTTGCGATGACCTCCATGTCGGGATCGTCGAGCAGCCGGTTCAACCTGGCTTCGTTCAGTTCGACGAAACGCGGAATATGCGTCG